GTCTTTGGCGGAATCTTATTTGGGGGAGGGGAGAGCAAGTACTTCTTCGTAGGCTTTGTAGGAAATCTCAATCCATCCTATTTCAAAGTCCACCCATCGCTTTTGTACTTCGAGGTGAGCTACTTGTTTGTCTTCTGCCATCAGGGAATCTAGGAAAGCTTTCTGGAGATTGTCGATGTCTGGTTTGGATTGGTGGAATCGCCCATGGTGTAATTTCTTTTTCTTCTTTGACCAAGAGGGTGGGACTGGAAGAAAGAAAGTAATGGAGGCTCCTACTGGGGGAAGGATGAATTGTTTGGCTTTAGCTTCTGCGCATAAGTCGATTTTATACTTATTGTATTTTTCTAAACGGAGTAATCTGCTTAGGCCGGCGGGACGTAATTTTTCTCTAGGTATCCTGAAGAAGATGGAGTCACCCTGAGTTGCCCTAACATGGGTTTGGGGTGTTATGTTAAGTATTACTTTCTTTGACATTAGTTTTATCTTTTAAAGTTTTTAACAGAATAAATTCTACTGTCTTAGTTACCGACCATCTTTTTTTGTCTGCCAGTTTTATAAGTTTCTCATGAACTTCTGGAGTTAGATAAATTGTTGTACGTTTCATAATGATTCACTTTGATGCAAGATACATTATGTTATAACATTGTACAACTTTATGTACATAAAAAAACCTCCTTTTTTAAGGGAGGCTAAGTCAAACGAGAAAACATCAACCGAACCATCTTTGTTCCTATTGGATAATTATTTTTTCTTTTTCATTGCTTTTAAAGCATATCCGACTTTTTTTTCTTTTAAAGATGAAGCACCTCTGCTTTTCAATTGCGCCTGCATTGCGGCTCTACTTTTCTTTTCAAAGGCATCTTGGTCAGCTTTCTTGGCTAAGCGTCCCATTTCGGTTCTTACCATGCCTTTTGGGGCTGGTTCTTGCATGTCGTAGTCTGTAGTAATTTGTTCTAATAACATTTTATTTAGTTTTTTTAAGTTCTTCTTTTCCTGCCTTTATTGTATTTTGTTTCAAATATAATTCTTTTAAAGGCGAATCTTTAGCATATGTATTTGTTGTAATATAATCCGTTACATCTTGTTTTGACATTATTTTTGTTCCTTTGTTTGGGACCGTTACATGATGTTCTTCTGGTTTATCTTTATAAACTCTAACTGTTGTTCCAATTGGTCCAGATGGCAAAGTATATTCAGTACCTATTGTATCTTTTTTTAAATTTAAAATAGGTCTTGCATCTCTTAAAAGATTATTGTCATCTTGTTTCTTCATTGCAGAAAGTGCCATAATCTTTATTTTTTTCTTAGCATTTTAAAATCTTCTGCATCTACCTTGCCATTCTTATTGGCGTCTAACTTACTTTGATTGCCTTTTAAACCAGCCTTTGGTGCGCTTTTCTTTGCCATCTTTGATTCCATTGTAACTGGCTTTTTCATTGAATCCATCATGTTTTTATACATAAAGATAATTTTACCAAATATACGAAATATTTTTTCCACCATAACCAAAATATATTAAAAATAATTCCGAAAAGTTCTACATCAACACTTGGTTAAGGGTACCCCTATAAAATTTTGGACGGGGATTTCTTGGGGGTTTTGATTTCCCTGCACCGAGTACCCTTGCTTTTAGGAATTTTCTTGCACCTATATTATGGTTGGCTAGGGCGGTTGTATAGTGGGGATGGGCTTGGCTCTTAGGCTATTGGTTAGAGTATTGGTTTGGCTATGGTATGGGGCTTGCACTTGCTATTATCTATGCTTGGTGGTATAGGGTATAGGGTGTATGGGTTATAGTATGTATTAGGGGATATGCTAAAGGAATTAAGTTAATTATTGTAGCTACATTGGTAAATTTATCCTATCTTTGTAGCTACAAAATATTTATATGGCAAAAAGCAAACCAATTGGAGTTAGATTTGACTTAGATAAGTTGGATATGATTCAAAAAGAGCAGAATTTGACATCGGCGCAATCTGTGTTAAATTATTTAATGGATAATTATGGCGAAAAACAAGTTAAAAGAGGCGCTCCTTTCAAGAATATGCCTCCTTATCGCACAGAGGCCCCAAATTTGGAGGAAATAGCTAATTACCTACCAACACCCCCTGAAAATTTAAAAGGTCTAGATTTGGCTATATGGAAGTCTGAAAATTGGAAATAATTTTGTAATTTAGCGTATGAAAAGTAAATTAAAAATGATGAAGCGAGCAGATGGCTCGTATTCTCCACGCGGTTTATGGGACAATATTCGTGCTAACAAAGGAAGTGGTAAGAAACCAACTGCCGAAATGTTAAAGCAAGAAAAGAAAATTAAATCAGAAGAAAAGAAATAGTTATGGCTGGAGCTTGGCAACGTAAAGAAGGTAAAAATCCTGAAGGCGGATTAAACGCTAAAGGCAGAGCATCTTATAATTCTGAAACTGGTGGCAATTTAAAAGCACCGGTTAAAGCTGGTGTTAATCCTCGTAGAGTTTCTTTTGCAGCTCGTTTTGCTGGTATGCTTGGAGCAATGAAAAAACCAAATGGCGAACCAACAAGAAAAGCATTAGCATTAAAGGCTTGGGGTTTTGGTAGCGTTGAAGCTGCTCGCAAGTTTGCTAATGCTCATAAAAAATCTTAGATAGTGTTTTCATCGTTTTGACTTAATAATGCTAAATCTTTTAGCAATCTTATTAGTGGTATTAAAAATCCTTCGGAAGTATCGTTATCACCTCCTTTCATTTTAAACTCATTGTTTTTATAATATACTCTACAAACTTTTTTTAACGATTCGGTTGGCAATAAAATAGCAGCATCAAGCACATCCATTCTATATATCCAATAATTAGCCGTAGTGGTAGCTAATCCGCTTGGTTTATTTCTAGATTTATATTCAATATATAAATTACCAGTTTTATGTATAAGCCTATCGCTTTTAACTTCAATAAGCTTACCATTGTTAAATAAATTATTAAGCCAATCTTCTGCCTTTTCTCCAAAGTTTAAATCGTGACTAAAACTTGAAGAGTATTTCATTTGTTAATTTTTAACTTCCTTTTGTTGATTTAGAATTTCTTTTCCTTTATCTGATAATGGTCTAGCATATATTCTTAATTTCTTTTGTGTAGTTGGGCATACAAAAGTTAAACCTGCATCTAGATAAGATTTTATTATTAATTCTAAAACTCCATCAGCATCTTCACTTGCGCCAATTACATGAGGTTCATCATAATCAAATTGCATACAGAAATCGCATCCGTTTAATGGTTCTGCATTTTGCGGAAGGTTTAATTGTTTTTCTTTTTTAGATTTTGCCATTATTAAAGTTTTTGTGGGTGTTTTCAATATCTTGTAAAAATTCTCTTGCTTTTTCTACTTTTTGCTCAATGCGTAAAATATCATCTTCGTTTCTATTAACTTCAAACATAAGTATTCTTTCTTCCATAGCTATATCATCAAATTTCATGTTTAATTCTAGCTTCATGGCTTCTCTTACAAACTCTGGGCTTTCTTCTGAAATTACATCTAGCTTTTTTAGCAAATAATACTTCTCTTGTTGGATAATATTATCTGGTGTATTTACAAGGCAATAAGCAATGGTAGCTTTGGTTTTACCCGTAAGCCACATATATGACATCATTTGCCAATAGTATAAATTATCAAGCTTGTCTGGGATATTCCCTAAGAATGTCCATAGGTCATAGCTAGATTTAATATCAATAATTCCATCATCAATAATATCTGGTAGCCCTGTTATGTATTTATTTGAAAATCTTTCCGTATTTTTAGCAAAAGGTTTTTTTAAGAACATAGACAATAAATCAATCGATTCTTGCTCTACTTCAATACCTTTTTTCATTTGCTTTGTTTGAATATCTTTACTCCTATTATACTTATTAGAAATATAAACATCAAGCAAATGTCTTTGTGCGGTCTTAGAAAGTAACCCAGCTTCTTTGTCCGCTTTGGTTACTGGTTCGGTCATTATATACCCTACAGAGCTTGCTCTGATTAGCGTTTCATTCCAATTCATAGTTATAAAGATTTATGTTTAGCGTTATAAGATTCCAATACTTCTGGATTATTTTTAGCCATTAATTCCCAAGCTCTTAACTCCTCTTTAGTCTTGCAAGCATTTATAAACTCTATTGTTTTTTCAGCTAAAGATTTTTTAGATTGGGTAGGAATAATTTCATCTGGGACTTCTTGGTAAAATTCGTTTAAATCTTTTAATTTAATTACATTTTGCTTGTGATACTCTTCCACAAGTTCTCTTGCGTAATCAAGAGCCTTTGTAGCAGATTCGCCCTCATTAAGAGCAAATTCAACGCCAATTTTTTCAGAAGAATAGTTTCCTAAGTTAAATGTTCTAGTGTAGTTAATCGTTTGTATATGCATAATATTGGTTTATTTTATTCTGGTTACAGTAGTAGTGTTGTCAGTAGCTTTAATCTTAAATAATTTGTCTTTGTGAGCGTCTTTTTTCTTTAAATTGGATACCATAACCATTACAGATGTGTATGGGTTATCTAACCTAAGGTGTTCGCCTAATGTTAAATCAGCAACCTTACTGGAAACTGAATCGGGGGAAATGCTTCTTGCCATGTTGTGTGTTTTGGAACAAAATTAATTTAATTAATTTAATTAAAAAAATAAATTTAATTAAATTTTTGTATATATTTGTATCCGCATAAGACATAGTTAAAGGTTTAACTGGTATCGCTCCTAAGTTTCTACTTGGGAGCCTTTTTTTGCTTATTTGTCAAGTTATAGCTTTACGACAGGGGGAGGACTTGCGTAGTATGACTACCAACAATTAACAAATTTTGTTACAAGTCTATATAAATCAGTAACATATTTGCCCTAATTCCATTACAACATTTTACATATTGTACCTAAAACATTGTACAATGTTCCCAATTTGGTTACAAAAGTTCTCTAATAGTAAACTTTATCAATCACAAAAGTTACCCAATAAGGCAACTTTGAGCCGTATTTGAGCGACAATCGGCTCAATTATGAGCGATAAAAAACCCCATGTCATTATAAAACATGGGGCTGAAACTACAAATCTACAAACTATGATAACTACCGTAAAAATACAATTATTTTTCAATAAATTTCTTTTTTACCAAGTTTAGCTTTGCCCTGTATTCTAGGATTAAGCCTTTTAGCTCATCTTTTGTAGGTTTTGCTGTTTGCCTAGCTGTTTCTCTTAAATAATCTACTACAGCATTATTTTCTTCGTGTAATTTGTATTCAAACTCTTCTATATTACCAGTTTTAAAGTAATTACATTCCATACATTGTGGTCTGCAATTTTGTTCCATCCATCTAGTACTTAAATTCGACCTACCCATAAAATGACCGCATTGTATTTCTGCAATCATATGTTTTTTACCACAAGTATAACATTCAACCATACCTGTTTTATCTGCATATCTATTTCTAATGTATTGACTAAATACATGGTCAAGGTCTTGAACAAGATTCTGAAAACTTTCTGTATCATCTTCAAATTCTTCCATTCTTTTTTGCGTAGAATGTACGGTGGCGCATTGTTTACACATCTTTTTGGAAAACCAATAATCAATATTGCCACAATTAACACAACGCTTTTTCTTTGTTATTATTGTACTATTGTATGCCATCTTTTTTTATTTTATTTCTTTCTTGATTTTTAATTACTGGTTTATCTAATTTTTCTTGACCTTTTTTACCAATGTATAACATCTGTATATCAAAATAAAAATCTTCTTTATCATCTTTAGTTAAGTCAGGATGATTTTTAATCCTGTGCATTATTTCATCTTCGGTTATCCATCTTTCCATTTGTGTAGTTTGTTATTTATAAATCTATATTTGCCAATATATTTTCCTTCTTTCCAAACTTCAATAACTAAATCTAATCTTTTAGCCATTTCGTATATTAGTTCTTTGTTTTCCATTTGCAAAGCTAATTAATCAAAATTAAATAAAAAAATAAAATATTTAAAAAATATATTTTGAAATATGAAATAATAGCTTTTATTTTGTGCATTAATCAAAAATCAAATAAATGGCAAAAGTTAAAACTGATGTAAAAGATGAAATTCTTTTATATTTAGAAACTGAGGAAAGAAACCTAGCTTGGTTGTCTAGAAAGACAGATATACCATATGGTAGTCTTTATTCTATTTTTATACATAGAATAATGGTTTTGTCAGATTCAAATCTAGCAAAAATAAACAAAGCTTTAGATACCGATTTTATTAACGATTAAATAAATTCTAAATGGCTCGCCCAATAAAGAATTACTGTGATTATTTCCCTCACGATAGAGATATGCGAAACCATAGAAAGGTTAAAGCTATTCGTACAAAGTTTGGAGT